TCGAGGCCATTGGCAATCGCTGCCTGCTTGCGCGCCTCAATCGTCGCACCAATATTCTCGACCTTGTTTGCCGGCAATGTACCGGACAGGATGTATTGTCGGCCCTCTGGCGATTTTGGATCAAGGCCATTCTTGACCGCAAGAGCCGCGCGCTGCGTTGGCGTAGTATCTTCAGGGTCCGGCGTATGGTCAAACTCATACTGCGCTCGCCCTTCCGCTTTATCGGCCCGCGCATTCTGTATTTGCTGTTGCTTGACTGTATCAATGTGGTTCTGCGCACTAATGCCGAGTTGCGCCAGCGACATATTTCCCGACGCCATCAGCGCCTTCGGATCACCCGTCTGTTGAAATGCCGCCAAAGCCTGCTTGTCGGCCGCATCCTGCTGCGCCTTCTGGTAAATCTGGCCTAACTGCGCCAGCGGCGCAAAATCCGCCTGCGAGTTGATTCCGGACGGGCCAAAGCTGATCGGATTGACCATTACAATCCCCCGAGGAATTTACGTTCATAGCTGGCAACAGAGGTGCCGAGCTGGTCTTTGGCGTTCGGATTATTCATGCCGCCCTCGCCGGCAAACCACGCCCGCGCAGCGCCGCCCGGACCGTATTTGCTGACGTACTGGCCAAAGCGCTGCTTGAAGATGGCGTCCTGCAATTGCGGGTTGGCGAGAAATTCCTGCGGTGAGACACTGCGGCCCAGCGCCGCCCTCGACCATTCCGGAATGTTATTGCCCATAACCTGATATTTCCCATAGGCGCGATCGCCCGTCTTGGTCACCGGGCCAAGCAGGTCGTACCGCCCGCCGCTTTCGATGTTGGCAATGGCGCCGCCATAGTCGCCGCTTCCCTTGCGGGAGTAAGACACACCCGACCCGCTATCGAACACGGACGGCGCGGCGCCCGATGCTGCCGGTGCCAGGTTTGCCAGGCTCATCTGCTGTTCCTGCAACCGCTTTTGCTGCAATTGCTCGCCGAGCTTCGCTAACGGCGCGAAGTCGAATGCGCTGTAGGAAGCCGGGTTCTGGTCGAAGGTGAGCGGATTGACCATTAGCCGAACAGCCCCGGCCGGTATGTTGCCCCGTTCGCAACGTTAGCGCCGAACAGGCCGCCCTGGCCGTAGCTTCCGCCCTGGAACAAGCCAGGCTGGAAGGTCTGGCCGGCCGGGGTTGTGCCTCCAAACAGCGCGCTGCCAAGCCCGCCGCCCGCGCCGCCCGCTGCCAACGACGCCAGACTAAGCCCCGCACCGAGCAGGTTCTTGGCGCCTGACGCCTCGCCCTGCGCTTGCAGATTGCTGGAATTGACGTTGCTCGATAGCTGATTGCCAACCACCCCGGTCTGGTCGCCAGCATATTTCTGGGCAAGGTTGGCGAGATTGTCGTACTGGCCGGCCTGGCCGCCCGCCACCGCGCCCGTCGCCTGCACGCCCGTCGCCCCGGCATTCTGCAAATTGGACAGCCAGGTGTTGTATTGCTGGTTTTGCAGGTTCTGCCCGAACGTCAGCGCGTCAATGTCGGCATTGCCTGACGCCGCCATGCCCTGGCCGGCCCTGCGGCGGTTCAGGATGTCCAAACCAGCGGTAACCGCCCCGGTATAGCCCGGCGCGTTCTGGAACGCCCCCGTGGCCCTTGTATTGCCTTCTGGACCGTTGACCCCGAGCGCGTCGAGATACATCGACCCGCCCTTGTTGTAATTGGTGGCGAGATCAGACAGCGGCTGATAGGCGCCGATCGCGCTGTTGATGTTGCCAACGCCGGTATCGTACCCGGTCTTGAGGTAGCCCTGCGCGTCCGTGCCGTATTGGCTAGTCAGCGCCCGGTTGCGGTCAGCGGCCTCGCGCTCTGCGCCGCCGCCGAAGAGCGTATCGAAAAAACCTGCCATCTCACACTCCCGCGGTGAATTTCTTGGTGGTCGCGTTCCAACGGAACGTGTGACCCGTTGTCATCGTCGCGAAGTTGATTTCGGAAAACAGGTTCATGAACGCTTCAACCTGTTTCAGTTTTTCGTACCAGATCGGATCAACGCCGGTTGGCGTATCGACCAGCACACCTTGGCCCGGCAGAACGATCTTGCTCACAGCAATTTATCCACTTGCATATCGATACCCATGAACCCGAACGACAGCGGCGCACTCTCACGCAACCGCCACCGCACTCCCTGGTTCTGCGCCTGACCCCAGATACTTGCCCGCACTCGCCCGTCCGTCAGGCTTTGCCGGCCGATCTTGACAATGCGCGGCATGCTCCAATTCTGCCCGCCGTCTCTGGAGATCTCGATCGAGATGTCGGGATCTGTCTCTAGCGGATCGGCACCGGTTGCCTTGCCAACACCCTTGGTGAGATACAGTTCGATCGCGTTAATCCGCATCTTGTTGGGAAACGCGCCCATCGGCCCGGTTTCGATCTGGATCAGTAGCGGATCGCCGAACTCGGTATTGGTCAGGCCGTCGATCACGGCAAGGTTGCCGCTCTTGCGATCGCCACAGATCCACATCCCGAACGCCGCAATCGGAAATAGACCGCGCCAGTAGTTTTGCAGATGACTATTGCGCTCATGCCACGACTGCAATGTCGTATCGTACTCCCAGCACCATTGCGGCCCCTGCACCACCACCACGCCGTGGCCCTGGCTGACATAGACCGACACCGTAATCAGGCTCTTGTCCGGTTCTTTCTCGATTAGCAAATCCAGGTCAGGCGTCGAGATTGGCGTTGGTGTGTAGCCCGTCAGCGTACTGACCTTGAAATCGTCGCCAACAAAAAACGTGCCCTTGCCAAACCCGTCATCATGCCCGGCAATGGCGTAAATCCAGGTCAGCCCGCGCGGGATGGTGGCGACGTAGGAGAACGGAAACCCGGTGTCGTTGATGCCGCCCCACACCTCGATCGTGGTCGACCCGCACAACAGCAACTGCCCGCCGAGCGACACCGGCCGGTACAGCGTGTCAGGCTTGCTTTCGGCCGTGGCGTTGTCGAGCGAAACGATATCGAGCGAATTGACCTTGCTGGCCTGCGCGTGGCCATCGCCAAACGTGAAAATGAAGAACCCGCGGTGAAACACCACCGCGTTAGGTGATCCCAGCACCAGCCCCCCCGAGCCGTTCGGATAGCCGCTCACCGCGCCACCAGCAACGACGAAGGCGCCATCGCCAGGCGAGACAATTACGATGTCCGGCACCGGCTTGTTGTTGCGCGCCATCGTCACCGGCACCGTTCCTGGCACAGAGCCGGTTAGCGCTGTCCCGGCCCCGCCCGTCGACGGGAATGTGTAGACGGTGTTCGATATCACCGCGTAAACCAGATTATTGACCAGCAGCATGCCGCGGTAGTTGGTGCCGCCTGACGTGGCCCATGGACGTAGTCCCGGCGTGCGCCAGTAAGCCCGTGGCTTGCCAGCGGTTGCCGGTAGTGTCTCCGGGTAGACGTTTATCAATCGCCCGCCAGCCGCCTGTGGCAGGCGTCCCGGTCCTGTCAGGAGAGGCAGTGGCACGTCCACCATCAGAAGTATTCCGTCCGCAGCACTTCATAGGTCGGTGTTTGCGACACCAGATAGTAAAGCCTGCGCTCATGCTGCGCGACGGCGCCGAGATCGAGCGGCACGTTGGAGAAATCCGCCGCCGCGTAAATCGCGCATAGCCGCGCCGCCGTTTCGAAATAGATATTCGGAATCTGTTCGCGATCGATAAAGACAATCTTGCCGATTTCCGCCAGCACGCTGTCAATGCAGCGGTCGATCGTGTCATGCTCGACCGCGCCCAGCGCCTCGCCCGGCACGAACTTGCCGAGCAGCGCCGCAGTGCGGTTAATCAGCTCTTCCGACGTGTGATAGAGAGGCATTGGCCCTCACAGAAAAAAGGCGACGGCATTTCTGCCGCCGCCAAGGTCGCGTTAATCCGCAGCGCTGGAGTAGAAACCAGTCACAACACCCGATTGCACCAGGTTCGAACCCGTCATCGGATGCTTGGAGTACATCTTGACGGCGCCATAGCACATCTCGATGCCAACGCCGGTCAGGAACTGATAATCGTCCTCTTTCCGGAACGTCGGATGCGCCATCTTGCCCCAGGCCAGCGCCGCCGCCTGCTGCCCGCACAGGAATACAGGCTCGACGCGGTTGGACGTGGTGCCCGCCGTGAGCATGTTAGTCCAGGTAGAGGTGACGAAAGCTGAAATTTCCGGCACCTGTCGAACAATGATGCCGTCGAAAATCAGGTCGCCGTCCTGGAAAAGCGGGTTTTTGTCCATCCCGTTACCCTCGCGCGGCCTCGAATCCTTGTTGTAAGGAAGCAGGTCGAGCTTCAGGTCGCGGAAAGTATTCGTGCCGGCAAACGCCACGAAATACTCATAGCCG